CTGTAACAGAAACTTTTGAAATAATAGCTTCTGCACCAAAACCATAAGACATGGTATTTGGTGGACTAGTAAATGTTAATTCTTCAAATACAGCATATCCAGATCCTGGATTACTAACATATAATTTTCCTAATGATCCAAAAGTGTCAATTGATACAACTGTATTTGAAAGTGTATTTGCAGTTAAAGGTGCAAGTGTTATATAAGCAGGAGTTGCATTAAGAACCGGTGGAGTTAATGGTATAACAACCGAAGATGCAATAGATACTTGAGAAATTTCACCTATCTGAACATAAGTGGCATTAGAAAATGCATGTGATATTTGTGAATTAACATTAATCATTCCAGATGGAGCTATATTTCCTGGAAATTTCCAATTTGAAACGCTTAATGTTGTATTGGCAGGATCAACATCAGAAATAACATCAGAAAAAATTCTAAAAACATTTGCGGTATTTGCAGAATTTGTATTTATTTCAGTCATCACAAAATCTAATTGTGTATTCGAATATCCTACAGCGGCAACTCTTTCGTTATCCATGAATCCGGATCCACCATCTGCAATAAGCACTCTATCAATAACTCCTGCAAATGTTTTTGAAACAATTGCGGTAGGAGCAACATCAAAAACAGGAGTTGTAAAAATAACAGGATCACCTACATTATAACTAGCTCCACCATCAATTATGTTAACTCTCAATAAATTTGAAATTGTTGCAACAACCACATCTACTAAAATATCATCAACAAAAACATCCAAAAGAATGTTTTCTCCATTTGTAAAATTATCAATTAAAGTTTTAGAATCAATAAAAAATTCAAAAATAGGTTGTTGATTGACAATTTTATTAGACACTCTTTCTATAAGAGCTGTTGCACCAGATACCTCTCCAGTAACTTTTCTATTGTTGAAAATTCTTGTATCTAATGTCTTATGTAATATTTTTACAACTGATTGGTTTGCCGGTGCGGTTATAAAAACAATTTTTTTAGATTGTTTACGAACAAAATAGTGTGTATTTAAAACTTTCAAATCACCATTCACAAAAACAGAAATATCTGAAGAATTTAATTCTTGTAAAATTTTAAATTCTTTATTTGTTCCGTTGGCGGTGTGATAGGCATAAAAATCGGCCGAAACTTCAAGGGCATTTTCTACTTCCCATTTGCCATCAGAAGCACGAAGGATATCATTTTTTGGATATTTGACTTCCAATTCTTGGCCAAATAAAAATCTATACAACAATTTAAAAGATGCTTCCGACCCTTTTGACAAATAAATGGGTAAAACATTTTTAATAAGTATAGCTTTATCTACTTGGAGATTTCTGGGAATTAATTCAGCATAACTGTTAAAAAAACTTTCCTCAAAATCATCAATAGATTGGTCTACATCAGTAATATATCGTAAATCTTTTGACTTAGTTGTTAAGTCATTTAATTGTGTTCCTTGTTTTTTTTCAAGAAACTCATAATAGGCTTCTAAAAATGTGACAAAAAGGGGATATTCTTCCCGAACGAATTCGGGAACTTGTCTATTAATAAGTAAGGATGTTAAATTGTCACTCATTCAATTTCTACTAAATTTGTTGTGATAGCATTTGTGTCGGTTGGATCAATAGTAATAATTGTACTTTTATTAGAAGTAACTATTCCTCTTTCCGATTCAATCGTCAATCGAATTAATCCATCAGTAGAAACAACAGATAAAATTCTCAAATCATTTAAAGTAATAGTACCTGAATTATAATCTATTGTTCCGACATTTTCATTAACAACTTGTCGTTGAGACAAAGCATCAAAATAAATTGTCCTAATATTTCCATATCTTGCATCTAAAATAACAAGCGCAGATGCTCCATAACCACCATCACCTCCAGACAATGTGGCAACAGCTCTGGTATATCCAGAACCTCTATTAGTTATAGTAATGGTGTCGAGTCCGCCATTAACAATTGTTGCGGTTGCAGTAGCACCAACTCCGTCACCAGTGATTGTTACTGTTGGATTGGTAATAAAACCAGCACCTCTATTTGTTACTTGTATAGAAGAAACACCGGTATATGATTGTGGTATTTCTTCTAATATAACAGTTCTTCTTGTTCCAGTTCTATCAAAAACATCAAATTCTGTTGAGGTCATTCTATTGGTGAGTGTTCCTCTATGTAATACGGAATTAAAATTAATCACATATGATGCAGATATTGTTAAGTCTGGTTCAAATCTTTTTTGTAATCTAAGAACTGTTTCTGAACCAAGAATAGCATTTAAATCCACACCATCAATACTATCTTGTAATTTCGAAAGAACAAATGTTGCACCAAATTTATTTAAGAAAGTTTGATTGTATAATAGAATAGAATTTTTAATTGAATTTTTAATTCCTTCTGCATTTTGTGTTGTTTTGTTTTTATTATATTGAACATAATTTGATACTAATAGATACAAATATTCTGGATCACGAATTATGGTTTCAACAGACACAATAGCTTTTGGTGCAATAATTTCAGTAAGTATTCTTCTTTTCTCTGTTTCTGAAATATAGTAATCTTCTTTTGGTTTTAATGAAACAAAAACTTTACCATATGCTCTAGGAGTTTCTTCTTCACCACCCCACACCGAAATGGAATCGATTGATGGATAATTTTTTCTTATGTATGATTCATAATCTTTTGTTGTAATCAAACGATTTTGTGTTGCAAACTGTGCCGCAGAACCAAATTTAATATCATCAACAGTTTCTCTTTCCGCACCACCAGATGCGGCTGAAACTGGAGTAACTGTAAAATTGGTTAGAGTTTCATTCAAACTGTCAGTTAAGGTTAAAGCACCAACAAAGTTATTCGCTTTGTTTGCAGAAATTCCATTTGTTACCAAATATGTTACTGATACAACGGCACCATCAGGCAAAGTTTTACCAATTACACCATTACCAAAATAAATTTGATATTGTCCGTTTTTGGTTTCTTGCAAATAGTATACTTCCGAATCATTTGTAACATCCAAAATATCTGTAACCAAATTATAAACTGCAATATCAGTTGTTGTGGATGTTGGAGAAACACCAACTTTGATAGATGTAGTATCGATATCATTATCTGGTAATGTAAATGTTTGTTTTGGATTTGTTGTTTGATTGTGATTAAAACTATAGGTAATTAATTGACCTTCAGAAATGTCCAAATTTTCAAAATAGTAAGAATTGTTGGCCTTTGTTACTGTTGTGTCTTCCAAAACAACAAAGTTATAAACTTTACTGTCAATTTGATTAGACAAGAAAGAGTACCCGGCAGGAATAGTTAATGTTCCATCAGTTGACGTTGGCGCATTAACTAAGAAATTAATTGTTGCGTTTGGTGCCTTCATTGAGTGTGGTAAATACCCCAAAGTTTTGGCATGAGAAACTACTGAATCACGAAGTAATGCGGAATCTAAAAATGATTCATTCGCAACCATATTAAGATAGTAGGCATTATAATGTGTGTTATATGCCAAAATATCAAGCAACACATTCAGACCTGACCCTTCAAAGTCATAGTCTGTAAATTGAGATTGTTGATTTAAAAATGTCTTTAGGTTTAACTTGATGGTATCAAAATCAAGTTCCGTAACTCTTAAACGGTCTGCCATGTTATCTAATTCTCTCTAAAAAGAAATTAATTTTAATTGGGTCTGGATTGTTTATCACAAAAAATTCCATTATAACTTTGTATCCGTTTTCGTCAGGAGCAGGAGAGGCAGTAATGGATGAAATTTGAACTCTTGGTTCAAAATTATTAACAGTTTCTTCAATCTCTCTTTCGAGCTGTGCTGCCAAAATAACATCAACATTTTCAAACAACAATCTACGGATGTTTGACCCAACTTCTGGTTGAAATGGTCGTTCAAAATGGTTAGTCAAAATCAAATTTTTGACTGAATTTATTACCGCATACTCAGCTTTGTGAGTATTAATGTCTTTACGAATTGGATGAATCGCAAAATTCAAATCCAAATCAATAAAATTTCTTGTGGAATCTATGTTGGTTGTGGCCATGTTCTATTTATCTCACCCGCCAATAATAACTGTGGCGGATCCTGTTTCAATTACGTTAGTACCTGCACTATTGGTATCGAAGTGACTACCAGTTCCAGCATCACCCGTATCAGCAGTATCTCCAATACGAGCTGCGCCTTGTGTGCCACTATTCAAATTAATTAGGGGTGCATCAATAGTCATATTTCCATCTGAAGCAAGGGTGTATGTTCCTGTAACGTGTTCAGTATAGTTTCCACCAACCTCAACTGTGACGTTTCCATCTATAGTAATATCGGCATTACCATCAACTTGACCAGTTAAATTTCCATGGATTGTTGCCTCTACATCTTTATCAACTAATAGATATGCATTTTCTTGCACATAAATTTCTGCATCACCTTGAACTGTAATGAGGCATTTACCCATAATGTAAACTCTATCATCACCCATTATAATTTGATAGTTGTCTTTAGTGACCTTTTCAACTTTGTCACCATCAGGAAACCATTCTTGAAAAGAGCCATTTCTATGTGCAAGGTGAATTCGTTCAGCCTCTGGAGTATCATCAAATTCTAATAAATGACCAGATTCAGTTTCAACAACATTGTTGTAGGGATAAACTGTATTATAAGGTGTTTTTGGTTCATCCCAAGTATCATTAACAGTCTCTATTCCTGTTACAACATTATCAATCCGTTCTTGTACGAATGTTTTGGTTATTGATGCTGCATCATTTCTTGCAATACGAGAAGTTGATGGTTCATCCAAAATCTTAGGATACGAATTTGCTTGAGGACTTTCTGTAATTACAATTCCAGTTCCATCAGTCTTATATGTTTTTTCTTTTGGTGTTTTGGGAGCAGTTGCTAATTCTTCCGCAGTTCTTGGATCCGCAAATGCTTGTTGTGGATTTGAGGCCTTCAAAGGAATGTTAGGCAAAATACCCATCATTACACGTTCTTGTGCGCTTTCGCCATCAATGAAGAATCCAATAACCATGTCACCTTCTTTTGGTGCAAAAACATTTGTGCCGTTTACTGGTAACAAAGGCTTTGCCCAAGGCAAGTCTGTAGTTGGAAGGTGCATCTTATTATCTGCATCCCATCCAACGCATCGCACTTGACACTGGCCCATTTTCAATGGGTCATTTCTATTTTCAACAATTCCAGTCCACCAAATGAAACCGTTTTTACCAGCAAAGTCTTTATCTTTTTCCATATTAATAATTCAAAATTTCTTTTACTTGATTTACACTTGCTTGTGGAATGAACGGCACATTTGTTGATGTTGATGCAACTTCAATAACAGTTTCATGTTTGTCAAATCCAATCATATGTCTAGTCGCTATGATTAGATATTTACCACTTACTGTTTCATCGGAGTTTTCTCCACCCTTTTCTTTTTTACCAAAGTTAGGTGCAATCACATTTACATTGAATCCGGAAGTTAAATTGAAATTACCAGGCATAGTCAATTTAATTCTTCTACCCATTAAGTTGGATAGAATCGCTTTTCTTTGTAATAGATAAGATTCTGTGTTATCTTCTTTAGTTAATGTTGTCGGTGCTTTTTCTTTAATGTATGCACTAAATTGTTTTGCTGCACTAAAGAAACTTACTGTTTGTTTAGAATCAAACATTTCAGTACTGTCCTTACCATCACGGTTTGGTATCGCAGACATTGTTGGATTCTCATTGGCGTGTTTCATGGTAGAAAACACATCACCAAAACTAACATTTTTCTTTGATACTGTTCCTGTTGTCGGGTCAAAACCAACAAACTTGGCAGCATTAACACCAGACCTTGCCTTTTCAATGCCATCAGTTTGTGCAACAATCTCTAATGACCTTGCACTACTAATCTCAGACATTGGATTGCCTTTTGGTTGAT